GAGAAGCCCTGTGGCAGGCATTAGGCCACCTGTGGGCGGTCTATGCCCAACAGCTGTTTAATCATCGGTGTCATGGCACTCACGGGCGCTGCACCCATACCATCAAATGTGGCAAAAGTGTCCTGCACAGAGCCACGAGCACGCCACAAAGCCGCTGCGTACATTGCTGTGCCGAGCGAAACGTCATGACCGGGACTGGTACTTAAATTATCAAAATACCCGGACTCTGATCTGCGTCTAAATGCAAAATCGTTGGCCGCATTAGTGGCCTGTGTAGCAAGCGTGTAGTCATCACTTGGGTTAGTGATATCTACGCCAAGGTATGTAATTAGTGACGCTGTTGTAATCCACGTGCAGTTTTGCGTGTAAGTAATCGTGCCAGTAGCTGACGCTGTGCGCTGAACATCACTGCCAGTGCAAGCAAACAGCACTTGATTAGGAATACTGACATTGCTATTAAACAGCAGATCACCTTCGGTATCTATGCCTATGTATTCATACTTGGGCATGGCATAGACAACGAATGTGCCGTTAAAGGGTGCAGCAACGCTGGCAACAGTGATGGATTGCCCCACCTCTATTTCAGTGTCGGTCAGTGTTTGTAGCACTGCGTAGTTGTCTAGCAGTTGCTTGAAAGTGACTGTGTATGTAGCCATCGGCGGTAGCCGCCTTTCTGACTAGGCGATTACGATGCCTTGGATGAAGCTTGACTTAGCAACGAATGTTGAGAAGTAGCCGTAGTAGCTAAACGTGCGGCTCAATGTGCTTGGGTTAGCAATGCTGAGAACGCCTTGCTGTGCTTCGTAAATCTCAAAGCCCGGTGCGTAGGTAACAAGCATTGTGCCAGAAGCAAAGTTGTTGTCCACAACCAGCGTAAGGCCCATTACATCCATCGAGTTGTAACCAAGACCACCAACGCGGCCAAGGCTGTTCTGACCAAGTACACCATTTGTGGTGTAACCAAGCACTGGGCGCTTGTTTGCGTCAAGCTGTGCGCCCAATTTTTCCCATACATCTGGTGACACGCACAAGTGAGTTGGGAAATAGTTGCTGTCCTCAGCGATTTCGCGTGCTGCGTCATACAGTGAGTTGATCAGTGAAGTTGGGTCACCAGCAGTAACAGTCCATGTTGATCCTGATGCTGTTTTACCAGCGACAAGTGCGTCAGCTGCAATGTTGTCTGTAGCGATGAGGTACTCACCAGCAAGGTCATTCAAGATCAGGTTCATTGCTGCAGGGTCTGTGAAATCCATGTCCTGCATTGTGAGTGTGACTTGACCAGCGACAGTTGATTTCGTAACTGTGTTAGAAGCAATGACCATGGTTGTAGCAGATACTGCTGAACCTTCGGTCTGTGTTGCTGCACTGGTGTGGGTCGTGATGGTTGGGCGCACAAAAGTCTTGCTCGGTGTGTTCGGCATCGAGCGAGCACCAAAAGCAGAAACCACTGGGCGTACAAAGTTGAGGTCTTGAAACAATGGCCCAAGAACTGGCACTGGCAAAAGTCCCGGTGTATCAGTTGTGAGAACGTCACCTGCAGCTGCTTGAAGTGCTGTCTGCTGATCGCGTACTGCTTCTTTATATGCAGCGTTTACATTGGCGAAAGTGTCGCCGCCTGCGTGCATTGCTGCCAAGTATTCGCCAGCTGATGGCATAGCAAACTTGCGTTTTGGCTGTGCGAAAAGAGCTGATGCTTGGATTACTTCTGGGGCTGGGGTTTCTGACACTTCGGTCTCCTCTGACTCTGTGGGTTCAGGCTCATCGGGTGCCGTTTCTGTATTATTGCTCAAATCATCCTCTGATGTGGGGATACTTGCAGCAACATCTGTGATGGTAGCACCACTGAATGCTGGTTGTGGTACAAGTGACAACTCCATCCAGTCGGCTGCTTCCACGATCATTACGCCATCCTCGTTGTACGAGAACTTGGTGGGGTTTACGCCGACACTTACAGAGTCTAAAACTCCATCGGCTGCGAGCACTAGGGCTTCATCGCCAAGGGCTGTAGTTGAAACTTTGGCTGTGAAGTACATGGCCTCTGGGCTGTCGGCACGCTCTGTTACAAGGCCGATGGCTTGGGTAGAGTCGTGGCTCATATAAAGCTTGGGTGCTTTGCCGTCTGTGGGCAGTGAGCCCGGCATGAAGCTGACAACCTGACCACCTGAAACTGTGGCCTCAACGTTGTAAGGCAACGCAATGCCAGTAATGGTGCGCTTAGGGCTGCCGTCTGATGCGGCATCAACTGAGAATGTGGAACTGGTAAAACGCATCATGCTAGGGACTCCTGAGTATTTTCTTGTGGTTCGTTTTCGGGCATTTTGTCGGCTACATAGTTTTCTTCTAGGTAACTGTCTGTATCAAACTTTACATAGGTTCCACGTGGCAGAACGTTATTCATTGACAGCGTTGAGGCTATGCAATCGGCGTATGGCTTGACACCAAAGATGTAAAGGTCAGCTCGTGATTGCTCACTGCTGGTGTAGGCATAAGCGCCAGTGGACACGCCTACTAGGTAGGGGGGAACACCACATAGGCGTGCCAAATCTAGGGCGCTGTATTGGGCTGACTCAATCATCAGCATCTTGTCCGGCGTAGCAGTGCTGGCCTCATAGGTCAAGAACTCGTTAAGCACAGCCGTCTGGCTAGTCAATCGAGCCTCCTGAAACGCTGCACCAATCTCTGAAAGTTCCTGAGCGCTCAATGGTTCGCCACCAGTTTGTTTCAATACGCCACTAGGCAGGCTGCTTTGTGCATTTTTAAAGCGTGATTGCTCCACCTTGAGCGCTGTGTTAATGGTCTGCTCAGAGCTGTAAACGATGCCTTGAATAGGGCTGAGGAACTGCACAACATTGCGATAGTCAAGGTCATTGCCAGCAAAGCTGATGGACTTTGACGGGTGAAAGAACACTGGGCCTTGCTCATCCAAAGTAGTTATAGAACCTGCAGGCAAGCGCTGAAACTTGCTAGGGAAGCCATCTTGTGTGCGTTCTGTGATGTACCAAAATGCTCGGCCATAGAACAGCAAGTCGTCAAGAGTCCAAGCCATCAGGAAGTTAAAAGTGACGGCTGGGTCGGGCTGGCGTAGCCAAGACCTAGGGGCTAATGGTATTTCTTCCATCTCGCCAGTGGCATCGTTAAACATTTCGCCGTACATTTTTAGTGGCATACAACCAATAACAGAAGCCAGCAAGTCACGTGATCGAGACACGGTAGCAATAGTCATGGCGCGCTGACGCGCTGCACCTTCTTGGTAGTTATAGAAGTTGTCTATTGGGTTTTTGCTGATGCCTGCTGGCGCATATCCCACAGCGGCCTGCACTGATGGTGTTGAGATAGCGGCCTTGGTTACTGGCTTATTGAAAATACCCATAGCGGTAGTATGCCACTTTCTGTCGGGTGTGTGTGGTACTGCCCTGCTCATCCCGACAACGCCCAGAGCAGTACCGTTTTTATACTAGCGACTGACTACTACCATCATTGGTTTGCCTGCTTGCTTCGGTCGTGACGCTAAAGCGGCCGCCCAGATGGTGCAGCGCGCCAATTCAATCGGCCCGGGTGAACGTTTACTGCTAAGGGCTAATTGGTTACTTTGCATAATTGCCACTGATCTGTTCATATGTTCAGCAAGGTTTTGCTCGCCTCGGTGCACCAGTTTGCCATCGTTAATCTGTGCCCTGATCAGTGACGTGTAGCGCAACAGTTCGCCATAGCCCACAACTTTTGTGCGCCTCATCAAAGGCAAAGGAACGTGGTGTTCAAGCGCTGGCGTGACAGCCAGCCCAAGTGTCGGGTGAGCAGCACAGACTTCAACCATTGCCTGCTGGCACTCGGCCAAGGACTGCACGACAAACTCAACCGAGACATGAACGATGCCAACATCATCTACAGCTGCACGAACAGCCACATAGCGAGAGCCATCTAATGACGAGTCACAAGCGAGCCAGCCATTATCGGGCCCCTGAATATCTGACAGGCAAGCATCCCACTGCCCGGGCTGTAGCCAGCAGGCATCAGCATTGACAAACTGGTTAAGGCTTGCGCGTAGGAAAGATGACCTGTCTGGGTGCTCGGCATCTATCAACATTGACTGCAGCTCGAGGGTTTGCCCTAGTGACGGGTTAGCCCAGCCCCACCATTGCGTATCCATGACATCAACCCCGGGTGGTGGCGACCATTCCGCAAAGTAGAAAGCGCCTGCACGTTGCTCACCGATAAGCGATAGTCCCAACTCTCGATATCTAAGCATGGCCGTTGAAGCTTCGGTGCCAGCCGTTGAAGTCATCAACATTAATGGCGAGCCACCAGCAGTGCGCACATTACGGGCCTTCATAGTTGGGCGCAAAGAATGAGCCATGACAGCATCATCAACGTCATAGATTTCATCAACCCAGATCAGGTCAGCCGATAGCCCCATTCCTGCCGATGGTGTTGCTGCTTTAATGAACCAGCGTGAACCGTCAGGCATCGCCAGTTCCATACGGCCATACCCCCACTTTGGTTTAGCGTCAAAATACTGCTCAAGAATTGGGGCCAAGAATTGGTACTGCAAGTTAGCTAGTGGCAACTCATGGGCTGAGCTGATCACGGTCTGAGGTTTGCCACGTAGCGCCGCAATGCTGGTCAGCCAAGTGCCCACAATCGCCTGCCCTAAAACTGTCTTACCATTTTGACGAGCCACAGTAATAAGCCCGGAACGATTAACAAGATCACCAGACTCATCAGACTCCAACAAACCCATCGCTGCATGAACCTGCCAAGCCATCAACTCAATACCCATGTACTTACGAGCAAACTCCACCACCAAAGGCGCGTACACAGATAACCCTG